GTGGCTAAAAAGCCAAAATTTTTACTATAAAAGACCTTGTAAGTCTTGCTATTTATGGTTAACACTTCAAACTTTCTCATGCTGTTAACTCCTCCATGTAGTCATCAAATTGTGATAACTTACAGAAATTATTTGCTCCTCCTGTGTAGTCCTTGTCATGCTCGGCTGTTCTTACTAGGATGTTGCTGTTCCATTCATTAGGAAAGAAACGGACATCAGGAATAGAAAAATACGCATACTTCCCATTGTCCTTATTAAGTACAAAACCACTAACATAAAAATGACCCTTGTTAAAACTAACAAGTTCTAAATTACCCAGTAACAAGCCCTTTAGTGTGGCTTTGTAGTCACGGGCAAAACTATTAAATTGTGGTGTGGTTGCGGTGCTACTTTCAAACTCTACACCCTCCCACGCTTGCATTTTGTTATTCATTTTATTTATTCCTTTGTCGCTGTCCCCTTGCTAACTAGCAGAAACAAGAGGACAACGTGCTAATTAAGTTACTTTGCTAGTTAATCAAAAAGAAAATTTAATACTTCGTAACATACTCTTTGTTGTGCCATGTAATAACCTTGTGATATGTCACTGATTATACTGTTACCATGCCCTAATTCCTCGACTGCCTCATCAACTAAGTGTTGATTGCCCCTGCTTAACCAACTGATTAACCCGTGGTTATATATAGGAACTAAACCATCTGCAAGCTCTGGTATTTCCTCCTCTACAGCACTCTTTAACTCTTCCATGTCTTCGTAGTCTTTGGCTATGTACTCGATATGATCCATTAACACGTATATTGCCTCTGCTGTCATTTTATAGGTATCGTCAAGGTTTGGTCCCATTGATAACTCCGTAGATACAGAAAACAAAAGAGATTTTAACTGTCCCTCAATCTCCTTTGGTGTATCCTCGGCAATTATATATATAGTGTCTTCTCCTCTTTGCTTGGTAGTGAAGACATCATGCTTTTGTAAGTCTTTTATATTCATTATCTAGCCTCCTCTAAAAATTGCTTTATCTCTTCCATCTGGTCTTCTAAATAGGTGACCACTTCCCTATATGACATGCCATCAAAGTCGGTGTCTGAATATCCAAAAATATCTACTGCTGTGTTTATTATTTGTTCTTTAGTCATCATTTAACCTTTCTTAATTTTGTATATTCCCTATCAGATAATAGACCTGCACTATGTACTAATTTAAAGTACTGTTGTGCATTCCCCATTTCTAGCCATCTATCAGCTAGATTTAATACTTCATGAAAATTTATCATGTTTTCACCTCCTAAATGTCCATCTAAGACATTTTAAATTTGTTTACTGCTAACATCTATGACGAAGCCAAAGGTGTGTGTTAGATATGTAGATAGAGCCTTATGTTCCTCGTTATGTCTATCTAATACCAGTAACTGCTTTGGTTTCACCTCTATTATATGCCCCCTAAAGTTAGTCGATATATTTGTGCGACTAATGTTTCGGAGATATATATATTTGTCTCTCTCCTTATGTACGAATTGTACTTTGCGACTGTCCATACTCATAATACTACATTGGAATGTACAGCATGTCAATACCCTGTATATATTGATACAACGATAATCCCACGTATGCAGTGGTTGGAATGTACGAAGTAGCTATACATGATGTATAATATAGACATGGCAAGAAAGAAGGGCAAAGCTAAAGACGCTCCTATAAAGATAAAGAAGCCAACACTTAAACAGAAAGCATTCGTTAGGGAATTAATAGACAACAAGTTTAATGGAACTGAGGCGGCGTCAAGGACGTACAATGTAAAGAATAGAAACACCGCTAACGCTATAGCATCGGAAAACTTAGCCAAACCTGTGATACAAAAGGAACTCCATGATTTGATGGAAAAACAAGGATTAACAAAATCTTTCGTCCTCGAAAATATGCGGGAGGCGATAAAATCAGGAGTCGGAAGAGATAGCAGGAACTCGGATGCTTTAAGGGGGCTTGATATGGTAGCCAAAATATACGGAATGTATCCATCTCAAAAGAAAACAATTGAAAAGAGGGAAATATCTGTACATCTTCATGGTAAAAGTGACACAGAGATTGCGGATATGCTTAATTCTGCCCGTGATGCCTTTGTGACAGTAGATGACTAGCATTTATAACGTCGTATAATATACCTTTAACGACGTCTACCTATAAACCCTATACCCTCAACTTATTCTCATGTCTTATAGTATGTAGTACTCTCCATATAACCTGTAGTCTTGTATTACTACAGCTATGGGTTAGCGTACCCCACCCACACCCCAGGGATCCGGATAAGATTAGAGTTTAATGAGCCTTAACTGCGCGATATATTTTTTCCCTGGGCGATCTTAATGGTGTAACGGATCCATGTTAATACATTCTAGTACAACTTTCTAAGTTCATATGTATATATGGTACAATCTACTTATGGTATGCAAGGATTGCCTAGAGTCTTTTGATCTAGACTACACTAATATATATATAGACTTAGAAGATAATTACACTACCTTTTGTCCCTATTGCGGCCTAGAACGAGATATAGACGGTCAGGAAGACGAGCTGTCCTCAGACGAATTAAACTGGATACAAATTAACAACACCGTAGAAAAGGAAGATTCAGGGGAGATACTGTAGTGCCTTATCAGAAACCCAAAGCAGATCATCCATGGAGACAGTATAAGAATAAATACAAGAAAACCAAGGCCAAGAATATAATACCAATAAAGGAGTTCTTAGTTACTATAGTAGAGAATTGGGAAAGTTACGAGGTTGTTAGTGGTAATCCCATAGAAGGATCTTACTATCACAAAATAAGCAACATGTCCCAGGCTAAGTCAGCCTCCTGGTTGGCAGGAATGTTAAGGAGGCACTATGTCGAAAAAAACAGAGAACCTATTCTTTAAAGAGAAAAAATTTAGAAATGAAAATGAACACAACCTACCGGATCATGTGGTAGAGGATATAAGGGATACCCCGGAATTAAAAAACAAAAAGAAGAAATTAAATGATGCCTTGAAAAAGGACGGAGAAGATTTTGTAAACATAATGGAGGATGATGACAAGGCATCCAAGTATGTAGAAGATACTGAGAGAGAGAAGTTGGTAAGGTCTTACCAACAGGGAGAAGAAGCCAAATCCATATTAGATGGAATGACCCAGAGCTCTTATAGGGCTAATATAGCGGAGTACGGCATGTGGATACTTGTTAATAAGTATTTTCCTAAACACTATCAATATCACTGTGTTCCTACTAAGAAGGGAGATCTTAATATATATGGAAAAAACTTTGATACTAAGGAAGGTTTAATATTCGTTCTAAAAGATATGACCACTGGTAATGTATATATAAAGGCTATGCTGTGCGTGTATGATCCGGATATAGACATTAAGGGGGTACATCTTATGGCTGTAGAGGTGGAGAACACTGTAGACGCGTTAGAAGCCAAAAGAGAGCCAATAAAAAAACCCACCGGCATATTGGATGCGAATGGTGAGGAATATGCAAAATCTAAGTAAGGAACAGATAAAAGAGAAGCTAGAGCTCATGGCTAGTTATGAGGAGAAATTCAAAAGGACAGGGCACTGGACCCCGGAAGAGAGGGAAGTAGTTATCAGAGAGATGCCCCTAGTGCTAGAGTTGGCTAAGAAAGCCGAACAGTTAAAATACAACAAATCATTTCACAAGTTTTCAAAAGAATTAATAGGTTGGCCAGACTACTATGACCCCTTACACAAGACGGTATGTGATTTCATTCAAGATAATATAGAAACTAAGATGTGCCTGTTGTTACTTCCAAGGGGTACTTTTAAGTCTTCTATAGTAACCACTGGTTTTCCTCTTTGGAAGATATCTAAGGATCCTGCTACTAGGGGAATGATAGCCAATGCTACTTACCCTATGGCTACTCAGTTCCTTGGGCAGGTAAAAGACGGGTTAGCAAAAAACGAAGAATTTAGAAGGATATATGGAGACTATAGTACCAATGCTCCTATATGGAGAGAAGATGCCTTTGCCATATCAGCAGACTCTTCCTGGAAAAGTAAGGAGCCTACCGTTTCTGCTTTGGGTGTAGGTTCTAACTATACTGGTAAACACTTTGACTGGGCGATACTGGATGACTTAGTAAACAGAGATAACATACGTACTATAGATAGAATAGAGGGGGTAAAAGACTTTTATAAAGATATATTAGACTTGGTAGACCCCTCAAAGGCGGGGCATAAGAGAGTAATAGTAATAGGAACTACTTGGCACCAGTCTGATCTATATAGTTGGATTATGGACCCGGAGAATGGTTTAAGAGATGAATTTGCGATATTAAGGCTTCCGGCGTATGGAACATTTGATGTAAACAATAAGTTTGTAGGTGAATGGGGTAAGGATGACTTATTATTTCCCACCAGGCTTACCTGGAATGTAATGGCAGGGTTAAAAAAGAGTCAGGGTAACTCTCACTTTTCTGCTCAATATTTATTAGATCCCGTGCCTCCGGAAGACGCCAAGTTTAAGAACTTCAAATTCTACGAGCCCACAGACATCAAAGGACTTAGGTTGAATAAATTTATGTCGGTAGACCCGGCCTTGTCAGAAAAGAAAGAGGCCGATTATTCTGCTATTGTAGTGGTGGGGGTAGATGCTGAGAATAAGTGGTATATACTTGATATGTGGAGGGATAAGGTGGACCCCCATGGGTTAATAGACCAAATATTTTATATGGATGCGATGCACATGCCCAGGACTGTTGCAATAGAGTCGGTGGCTTTTCAGAGGGTTATACAGTTCTTCTTAGAGGATGAAATGAAGGCAAGAAAGCATAAGTTCGATATAACTAAGCTTACTCACTCAGCTTTGAGTAAAAATGACAGAATACTAGGGCTACAACCAAAATACGAACAAGGACAGGTATACCACCCAAAATATCCCAGAGGTCATAGGCTATTTAAGATGGAGAAATACTTAAGAGATGAGCTGGAGAGGTTCCCCAGAGCCAAAAATGATGACTTGTCAGATGCACTGGCCTCTATACTAGAAGTTTCATACCCAGCTAAAAAACATAAAAGAGGAAGATCCTATGGAACTCGCACTTCCTACCCCTCAAGTAGCGGAGGGTGGTAACAATGATAGAAGAAATAAGTTATAATAAAGGTAATGGCCGTAGAATTTAGAAATAATACAGACGCTAAGATAAATAGCATATACAGACCCAGTGAAAAGATTCAGAGAGATAGAAGGCACGTCTACTCAAGATTTGCTGATATGAAGAATGGCAGAAATGTCAGAGGAATAGATTTGGAAAGAATATGGGAAAAGGCTGAAAAGCAATATGAGTCATGGAGAACTCAGAGCGATCCAGATAACTGGCAATCAAATATAGTATCACCCCTAACAACCACTATAGTAGAGAGAGCTTTGGCAGAGATGGACGGGCAGGTAGTTAGGCCAAGAATATCCGGAGACGGCCCAGAAGATAAGCCTAAGGCTAAATTAATGAAACACATAGTAGACTATACCTGGACCAAAGGCGATGCAGATATAACTATGTCGGAGGTTTTAAAAGATATATTGGTATACGGTAAAGGTATATGGCAAGAAGATTTTTTTATAGATAAAAGAGAAGTAAGCTATTTAAAGAAGTTTGACCTGGAAAATAAGATAGAAGAGTATGAAAAAAAGATAATATATGACTTCAATGATGTATATGGGGAGAGAGTACCTTTGTATGACTTTTTTATAGACCCTAATGCCTGGACTATTAATAGAGGAAGATACAAAGCCAAAGACTGTATACGAAGATACGTTATGGACTACGATGCCTTCTTGGAAATGTTTCAGGATAGTATTTGGGATAAAGAGGGTGCGGTTAAGTATGTAAAGCCCGGACAAAGAAGTGATTATTATCAATTCTACCAACCATCTAACGGAGTTACATCAAATGAGGTGGAGGTATACTTTTATTGGGGAAGAGTTCCAGATAAACTAATAATAGTGGCCAATGATGTTGTTATACGAGATGGCCCAAATCCCTATAGACATAAAAGATTACCATTTGCAGAAGGAAATGATGTTAAAAGAACATTAGGGTTTTGGCCAAGAGGAGAGCCTGAACTACTTTCGTCTATACAAGATGAGTTAACAACCATGAAAAGAATGAGGCTAGACAAGCAACACATGGATTTATTGAAACCCACCTTTGTATCTAATAGGGAGTTGATGGAGGAAGATGAAAATATAGTACATCCAGGTGCTTTCATACCTGTAGATGATCCTTCCAGTGTGAAACAACCTCAGTATTCCGATATAAACCCCTCATCCTACAGGGAAGAAGAGCTTTTAAAGGAAGAAGGGAGGGAAGTTACAGGAGTAATAAACCCATCCCCATCTGGTACAGCTACCGGAGCAGCTATAGACAAAGAGTCAACAATGAAGATCATACAGCACAAACTACTGGGTATTTCCAGGGAAATGGCCACAGAGATTACCAGACTAAGGGTATCTAATATAGTACAGTTCTACTCAATGCCAAACGCAGAAAAGATTATTGGAAAAGAGGGATCTGATAACTACAGAAGAATAGTAACTAAGGACATAGCCCTTGAAGTTGGTAAGAACGGGGACTTGTTAGAGAAAAAAGCCAAGGGAGATAATTATTTTGACGTTACTCCAGAGCTAATAATACCTTACTATGGCTCGTACAATATAGTTCTATCAGCAGAACCATCACTACCTTTATCCAAACCTATGAGACAGCAAAAGGCAAATGAGTTTCTTTCCCAGCCGATCGTTGCTAGCGCATTCGAGTCAGGTTATTGGGATTCAAATAAAGCAGCCGATATGTTAGCTGAAATAAACGACTTCAATCCAGACGATTTTAAAACTGAATCCTCAGAAGAGGAAGCCCCGTTGGTAGATGAGCAGGTATTAATTGAGTTGGCTAATAGGGAGAATGAGGCACTTATGTCTGGAAAAGAATTGCCTGGAACTCCTTATGCCCCAAGAGCCCATACAGAACTACATCTAGCTTACATGGGATCAGAAGACTTCAAGAGAGCCGTAAAGGGAGATCCAGAGGGAGCAGTAGCAAGGGCATTTACTAGACATATATTAGAAGAATCCCGGGCTCAGGCCGCAAGAGATGCAGGTAGTCCAGAGGGAGATCTAAAAGGTACTGGAAGGGTTGGAGGGCCTACAACACAGGGGGAAATTACAGATGAGGGCCCAAGTATTCAGGCAGGGGATTTGAAAGCAATGAATCCAAATAAGATAGTAGGATCCGAACAAGTTCCAAGAGGAGTTAAATGATGAAATTAAAACCAAAACCTCTTGGCATATCTCTCAGTCTAAAGGCCGCAGATGTGCTGCCAGAGCTTAGAGGGACTCCTTTCTACGATGCCTTGAAAGAGTATATGGAGAAATATGTGGAGTTACAAAAGGATTTAGCTTGGAGATTAAATGAAACACAAGAAGACTTCCCGGTCAGGCATGCCCAAATAACTGGAGCAGGAAAGGCTATGCAGGATTTACAGAAATTTCTTTTGACAGTCGGAAGAAGTAAATAATGAATAATTTTATAGATAAAATAGGACAGTATCTAATAGGTTCCATGGGATCAAGAGTAGTTAAGGGAGGTCCGGGGTATGTAGAAGAATCTGCTGATACTAGGTATAAGCCTAGAGCGAATCCTTCTGACTATTCCGCACCAAAACAGAACACATTAAAGGAGTACACAGGTTCCATAAGAGATAAGTTATCCAATTACCTAAAGACGCCAAGAACTGTTTCCTACACCACACCTCCAGAACAGCTGCAGGCTGAACAGGAGGCTCTAAGAAAAGAGATAGAGAGAAGGTCCGTTGGTACTCAATTTGATAACGCATACTCTAGACCTGCTCCTGTACAGCAAGTACAGCAGGCCCCTCAAGTTATGGGCACTTCTGATGTTAGCCCCTGGTCTATGTATGGAAGACCTGAGTCCAATCCTTATTCAGATTTGATAGCTGAGATATTTGGCCCAGACTCTCAAAACTTTGAAGACATATTAAGATGGGGAACTCCTGATAACCAGGGATACGGAATTAACTACGGAGGAGAGAACTTAGATTATAATCCTACGCAGGTAAACTACAACGATAACGGAACCAGGGATATAGGGCTATCTCAGATAAATGAGGGAACTTTTAATGATTATAATAATAGAAGGCCTGATCTAATGTCTCAGTACGGTTTGCAAGATGTAACATACGATCAAATGGTAGACCCCAGACTAAACCTATTGATGGCTAAGATAATATACGACACACAGGGTCCCGGAGCATGGTATGGCGGACCAATGTATAGAAAATAGATTGTATGATATAATTTATTTACTCTAACATGGTTTCACCTCCACTAAGAGGGGTTGGGTACTGGCCCTAACTAGTACCGTTAGTAATAATTGCCGGGGAGCACAGCTGATTGTGTCCGGAGAAAAGGATCAGATCAATGAATGACGATAACACACAGAATCCCGCTGTACCTAATACAGATGCGGAAAATTTAAAGAAACAATTATCAGATGCTCAAAATAAATTGCAAGAACAAGGAAAAGCCCTCTCAGAATATGAGGACTATGCCAGAAAAGCAAACCTCGTTGCAGAGGCTATTAGTAGAAATCCAAAAATCGCGGACCAGATTAGAAGAGAGCTTTCCGGAAATAGAGAGCCTGCAACAGAACCTGTTACCACTATCAAAAAGGAAGAAAAAGACAGTAAAAGAGAACCTAAGGCTGTACCGGATCCACAGGTTGAAGAGATTAATAAAAGACTAACTAAACAAGAGAAGTTAAATAGAACTAAGGCTATAGAAAGCTTTGAAAAGAAATACGGGCTAGACTCCCTTACTCCAAAACAGAAAAAAGAAGTGACAGCTAAAATAGGTACTTATCTAAGCGTTTATGGGAATAAAATAGAAGACGTTCCTTTGGAGAGACTAGAAGATGTATTAGACACTAGCTATAAGGCTATAGTATCTCAGGAGGCTGTGATAGAAAATAACCAAGAAAACAATGCCAAGGCCTATCAGGTGTTAACTGGATCTTTTGGATCTATAAACGGAAGAAACATTAATGCCGAAGATAAAAGAGCACTTACAGCTAAACAGAAAGCCATGGCAGAAAAATATGGTGTGAGCTCGGAAAAGGCCGAGAAGTACAAGGATGTGGGGACAGAAGAGAATCCTTTCATACCTGATGCAGAGAAGAACTCTGATTCATAGAATAACTCTTTATACCAGCCATAATTGCAAATATACTATCGCTACGTTATACTTAATGTAGTAGTAGTAGTTAATTAATGGCCGCAAGGCTAATAAAGGAAAAATATGGCTGGTTTTATATTTAAAAAATCATTAATAACCAAAGATAGCCCAGTGGCTTTATCTTATATTATAAACAACAGTGAAACTATACAGGTAGGCGATGCGGTTGCATTGGATACTAATGGACACATAACTGTGGGTACAGCTGGAGAAGAAGTTCTCGGCATAGTAGCTGGAGTTACGGATTCAAATGGTATCTCTATAGATGCCGATAGCGGAACTACAGATACGTACACAGTTGCCTCTGACAACGAGACTAGTGCACAGAAAAAGGCACAAATCACAGCAGATAAGATGTCTCTTTACTCAAATGACGCTGACGGGGACTTAGCAACCACAAACTTGCTTCAGTTCTTCGATTTAATAGATGAAAATACTATAGATCAATCTAGCGCCTCTGATACTTCAGGGCAGTTCCAATTAATAAGTTTAAACCCCGATGGGGATGGCGATGCTTCAAAAGGACTTTTCAAAATAGCTGAAAGTCAATTGGACGCATACGTTCAACAATAAGAAAGGTCTAATATGACTGCATTAAGATCCGCATTCAAAGACGAACTTGATCCTTCCGTTAGAACTATCTACTTTGATAGATATAACCAAGAAGAACAAAAAATGCCTATGGTATTTAATGTTAATACTTCTGATAGAGATCAAGAAACAGACTCAGCAACAACTGGGTTTGGTAAATTAGTTCAAACTGATGAACTAGGACCACTAGACTACGAAGATCCAGTAAAGATGTACAGAACTTCGTATCAACATTTGAAGTACACTAAAGGCTTCAAAGTATCCCAAGAATTATGGGAAGACGATCAACACAACGTAATTAAGAGAATGCCAAAAGCATTAGCTAAAGCAACTGTCTATACAACTGAGTTCCACTCAGCAAATGTATTAAACAACGCTTTCTCTACTAGCTACACAAGCTACGGAGATGGTAAACCTCTATGTTCCACATTACATCCAAGAGCAGATGGTGGTACAGCTCAATCAAATGCCTCCTCAACAGGGGTAGTTCTTTCTGAACCTAATTTAGAGGTAGGAAGATTAGCACTTGAAAAAGCATTAAACGATAAAGGACAAATTGCTGCATTTACAGCTGATACATTACTAGTACCTCTAGATTTAGAGAAAACAGCTATGATATTAACTGGATCCTCAGCAAGACCTGGAACCGCTAACAATGACGTTAACGTGTACCAAGGTAAATACAAAGTTGTATCCTGGAGATACTTAACATCTTCTACCGCATGGTACTTGATGGACAAGTCAAATGCTTTACTTGAATGGTTCTGGAGAATTAGACCAGAGTTCAAATCAGATTACAACTTCGATGCAGATGCTGCATTGTACAAGACAAGAGTAAGATTCTCCGTTGGATGGTCCGACTGGAGAGGCGTATGGGGTTCTGCAGGTGACGGAGCAGCTTACGCATCATAAATAGTTAATTATATCCTGGGCCTGCTTATACGGGCTCAGGAAGTGTATCCAATTACAAGGAAGACAATATGGGAGTAACAAAATTCGATAAAATAGACGGAGAATTTGGAAGACTACCAAGCGGTAATTCTTTACCAACTACTCCTAGTGGTTACTACGGCGGAGACGTTGATAGTAATGAATGGGTAGGTGGGGAAGCATATTACAACTCAGGAGACAATAGGCTTTATATCCAAACCGCTACATCAGGCACCACAGCTACATGGAAAAGACTTCTTGAGACATTTGCTACAAGTACTACTAGTACTTCTACTAGTACCTCTAGCAGTACCACTTCTAGTTCTACAAGTTCTAGTTCAACAACTACAGGAGCTTAATGAGCATTATTAGTGTTGAAGGAAAAACTTTTAATTCCGACAGAGAGTATGTAATTTATAAACTTATGAATGACAGCTCTCTAGACGAGACCACTTCTGACGAAGTAGATGTATCCATCTATGACGAGGTATCCCTTGTAGTAGAATCCAGTGCGGGGGTAAGTGGGGGAGTAGTAACATTAGAAGGAGCTATTAGCTCCGACTTCACCGGTACATGGGCCTCTTTTGGAACCATAACCACCAGTGCAGCTACAACCACTTACATACTATCCGCCAACGAGCCGGATGGAACCACAAAGGTAGGTCTACCAATAAAATACTTAAGAGCAAGGATATCTACCGTTGTATCAGACGGAACTCTAGATGTTTACTTAATGTGTCGTAGATGATATAGTTGATCTAACTTACATAGTTAGGTTAAATATATGAATATAGACAATACAATAGAGTTCTACATCACATCAGATATAAACATAGCCGCTACCCTATTAGTACTAGGGTTTAAAATGGTATCACTCGACCCTTCTAACCCTTCTAGGGTTAAATTCTTTTTTGACCCCATGGAAATTACCGAAAACACCCCTCTTAATGTTGAGGAAGTGTCCAGGGAATATTGGAATAGCGGTATTTCAGTAAATCCTAGGGAATTATTTAATGTTAAACGGGATCTCATCTCTAGAATAAGAGAAGGGGAGCGTTTATTAAAGGACTAATATGATAGACATAAAAGATATAGCAGTACTAAATGACTCTAATAAAGATATAGTAAACTTCCCTATAGAGGAAGCCAAGGTAGATGACAATGGAAGGCCTGTATTGGACTTGGACACTCAGCAATGGGTAGTGACAGGAAAAACCAATGTGTGGAACTTACCTGCGGGTGAGAGAAAGATATTCCCTCGTTACGTTGGTGAATATCTTATTAAAACCTACGGATTCTTAAAGGAAGTAAAGGTTGTGGAAGAAGAAGTGGCCCCAGAAGAAAAATTAGAAGAGGGAAAGGCCAGATGCCCTTATTGCAAAGTCGTTTTTAGTGAAAAAGGACTTCCAATGCACATTTCTTCTAAACACAAAGAAGAACTTTTGAAAAAATGAAACAAATAGAACTAGACGGAGTAAAATATAACCTCGTTCCTGTGGTGGAGAAGGAAAAGACCACAATAGGGGACGACATAGGCACCTCATACATAGGGGGAGGCAATAAAACCCCCTTAGAACCGAATATAGAGCCTACCCCCAGTATTGGTGATGATATCGGGGCTAAACAGGATCAAGTGTCTACTATATCCGGCAGTGGGCTGGAAAAAGCCGTTCCGACTGAGTATGGTTATAAAAAAAGATTGGAAGACAGAAAGCTACTTCCATCAGATGTAATGGCTACTCCCAGATCCGTGTCCAGGATACCTGAAATGAACTTAGACCCGGGAGGAAAGATGGCTCGGCAGGTTGGGTACAACCCCTGGATAGGCGAAGGTACTAGCGTAGACGTTTGGTAAGAAAATGTATATGAAAAAAGAAAATAAACCTAAGGTAGGGATACTAACTACCTTCTACAATTTTAATCCAGAGTATTCTCTGTGCACTGTTGTAAGCCAACAGCTGGAGATGCTAATTAAGTACGGTTACACTCCGGTACTATTTACGCTACCTTCCTTTAACGATGATAAAATGGTCCCACAAGGAACAGAGATAAGAAAGGTTGTACCTCAGTTAATTCTAGAACCATATGGGGAAGACAATTTCGATAACTTAGAAGAAGACTCCTTAGAGGCACAAGAAGCTTTTGAAGATAACATGGAGGATATGGATGTAATACTAACCCATGACATAATATTTATAAATTCGTTTCTACCTTATAACAAGGCAATTAGGGACGCCTCTGAAACCAAACTATCCCACGTTAAGTGGTTACACTGGATGCACTCAGGACCTTCTGCTAGGAAAATGGATGGTACTGTAAGGGAACTTAGATATACTTTACCCAAAAACTCTAGACTGGTATACATGAATCACACAGACTCTATAAGGGCAGCTGAGATGTATGGTATATGGAATAAAGATGTTAGGGTAATATCCAATCCTATGGATATAAGATCTCTGCACAACTTCCATGAAATAACAAACTCGTTAATAGATAAGTACGACCTGATGTCAGCCGATATAATAGACGTGTACCCTTTGTCCACTACTAGAATGGATAAGGGCGGAAAACAACTATCGCACGTTATCAGGGTAATGGCTGAGCTAAAGAAGAGGGGAAAGTCTATTAGACTAGTGGTATGCAATGCCCACGCCAACGGAGAAAGAGAAAAACTAGCAATACAGGAAATGTACGGGCTGGCCCTGTCTCTAGGGATGGAGAGAAGGGAATTAATATTCACATCTCTTCACGATATTCCAAACAATGAGGGAGGGGTTCCACACGAGGTTGTAAGGGACTTGTTCATACTCAGTAACCTATTCATATTCCCCTCCGTATCTGAGAACTGTCCTCTTGTATTATTGGAGGCTATGGCATCTAAGAATTTGCTAGTATTAAACAAAAACTTCCCCGCATTAAAGGATTTTGGTGGTCCCAGATCGCTGTATTTTAATTTTGGCTCCTTACTAGAGACTCCTCACTACCCCTCAGGTATAAATGAGTATCTATCA